CCCTACAAGCTCTGGTCCAGCTTCTTTGGCTATGAACATTTGCCCTGTTTCAGGGAAGCCGCCGTCAGCAAATAAACTTATTACTTTGCCGCCTACGACAGCTTTGGGCATCTTAGGATTTCTTACGTCGAACTCAATCTTTATTGGCGGAGGTTTGAAGTTAATCACCTTTCTGTTCACGTCGCCTAGCAGCCCATCAAAAGCCTTGCCTATTTTGCCTGTGTCGTCGCTGATGCTGTCGGCAACTCCGCCAACAACAGAGTCACCAACTTTGTGCGTGTACGGCTCTAGCTCTTTCACCAATTTATCCAGCTCCTCAGCGGTGAGGTCCGAAAGATCTTCGAACCTCTCAGTTATCCGCCTGACCACACCGAACCAGCCTGTGGTGTATTCCTCAGAGAATATTCCACTGCTAATGTTGTCGGTGGCGTCTAGCATGGCTGTGTTGCCCTCTAGCCCGAACTCTTCTATGTAAGCGTTCATTTCTTCGGATATAGGTTTCATATAGTCGTATTTGAACGCGTCTATGACGTCACGGACGTATTCTGATTTAGATATTATTGACTTGAAGTAGATGTTGGAGTTTTCCCACTCCTCGCCTGCGGCTAAGCCGATCTCTTCCACCTTTTTAACCATGTCAATTTGTATGGCGTTAAACAGGTTTGTCAGGTTCCCACCCATCTTCCGGTACAGCTCGTCTCTTTGCGCCTCTCTGAAAACATAGAAGGCGTCTGTCATATCTTTTCTCAGCTGCGGGTCTTTTACGTCTGCTAAAATAACGTAGAAGTCTTCCGTCAAGCCATTGAGAGCCTCATTAACTTTCTCTCTGGCACTTTGTACGCTTCCACCGATCTCCTCGAACGCCTTTGATCTGTCGGCTTCGTCTTGCCAATCGATTTTTTTCATGCTTATGAGCAGGTCGTCAAAAGAGATGCTAGCGTCTAACACAGCTCTTTCACCCGCTGCTATTTCCTCGTATATTTCCAACGTTGCCTTCTTAAATTTCTCTTGGCTTATTGTGCCTTCAGCCCATGCTGTCTGCAGCTCGCTCAGCCGCTTTAATCTGTCGGCTCTCGCGCTGTCGCCCTCAGCCTTTACTAGGTAGATTGTCTCAAGCAATCCTTCCCACTCCACCTTGGCGTCGCCAGCCGCTCCAGCAATCGCGCCGGATATCGCCGATATAACATTTATGTAAGCCTCGTCAGCCATGTTTTGGGTCGCAGTCGTAAAGTCTTGCATGGCTGTGTTAAGATTTTCAAACGCCTCTGCACTATCATCAACTGCTAGCTGTATAGCAGTAAAGATGTTGACCATCTCAGTCTTATAGCTTTCTGCCTCAGACGCAAAGCCACGCACCTTTTCGCTACCCACGATAAGAGGATCAAGCGTTATTGTTATCTCTGATAGCTTTTGAGAGAAAGCGCTCGCCAGCTCAGTAATAAGCACACCGCCGTTACCTTGCATCACGCCTTCAATAATGTTTTCCATGCCCTGCTTGTAGCCTAGGGTCACGCCCGTTATCACCATTGCTAAAACTAGACCTATGCCAACAGTCCACCCTCCCACTCCTGTGCCAAACGTAATTAAGGCGCCACCTATGCCAAGAGCAGAACCTATTCCTGCTTTAAGCCAAGAGCCAAGAGTGCCTTCTCCTGAGAAAATTTCAGAAAAGCCACTTGCGCCTAATGTTATTCCACCTAGCATTAAAGCTATGCCAAGAGTAATTTGCCCAGCGTCTGTCATTCCAGCTAGAGTATTAACAAAGGCTTGTACGCCTGTGGCAATCTTCCAAGCAAGCATGGCCGTACCAATGCCAAGGACGATGGTTGATATCCAGTCGAAATTATCTCTTATGAAATTAACGACAGGTCTTATCTTGTCATAAAATGTTTCTACAAGCTCAATGGCTTTCAGTTTTGCATCGCCTAGGAAATCGTAGTCGAATTCAGACAGGTCAAAGTCTAGCCCACTACCTACACCACCACCGATTACACCGCCTGCACCACCACCTGCTCCGCCAGAGGTGGGGTCAGCCATGAGGTTTAATTCGTCTATACCTAAGATTGTGCTGCGAAGCTTTTGTAGCGCTGAATTAGCACCACCTGCACCATCTTCGATATCCTCTAGGTCGTCACCAATATCGCCTATGCCGCCATATTCAACGCCGCTGTAATCAATCTCAGGCAGCTCAAATCCGACAAGCACACCTAGTGCCTTGATAGCGTCAGTTATGACGATGACAAAGGCTTGCAAGTAAGGCAACACTTTCATAAGGATAGGGATAAGAAGGTTACCTAGTGCACGTTTTAGCTGTACTATCTGCTGTTGTAAGATACGCATAGCGTTAGCAGGCGTATGAATCTCACGTGCGAAGTTTCCAAGGATACCTTGCTTTTTAGCCGTATCCATTATCTGCATAAAGCGCAGCTGCGATTTCTCGTACTGCGTCATTGTTTCCACGTTTTCTTTGATGCCGAAATTAAGAGCTGTCATCTTGAGCGTTGTTTCTGAAAGGTCAAAGCCCCACTCACGCATTGGACGTGGCTGACCTGCAATACCCGACTGCAGCTTCTTCATGGCTGTTTCGTAATCCACGTTGAACAGCGTTGATAGGTCGTAACCTAACTGTGTTAAGGATTTGGACATACCCGACGCTTTTTCAGAGCCGATGCCGAAACCTGTCAACATGTTTTGGAATACTGATTGGAATCTAATCCATTCGGACGGGTCAATAGCGAACGCACTTTGGACTTTCTCAGCGTATTCTAAAGCTTCATCAGCACCCTCTCTCATGGCTACCGTAAAGAGGTTGAGGTTTTCTATGTAGTGGTTACTGGTTTCTACCCAGTCAGTCATGACGTTCGCGACCCTTTTAGCGGTGTAGAAAAGAGCACCTAGCTTTATCCCTCTACCAAACTTTGAAGCGCTAGAAAAGCCACTGACGGCTTCAGAAGGGCCTTTTATCCATTTAGATAGAGCCGAAAAGCCTGCTGCCACTTTGCCTAGCTCTTCAGCTAAAGGTTTTAACGCCTCAGCTAGACGCTTGACCTCAACGGCAAATTCGTCAAGGTTAGTGTTTGCCAAGTCTTTTGCTATGTCCGGGAACTTCTTCAGCTGATTCATGACGCTAACGAAATCGCCCTTGGCTATATCGCCTAGAGGCTTCAAGGCTTTAACGAGCCTTTTCATTCCTTTAGAGAAACTACGGTCTACAGTGCTTGCTGCTTCCGTGAGCTTTGCTAAGCCTTTCGAGGCGGCACTAGCTGTCTTTTCGAAAGTAGCTAGTGGATTCATTGCACCTGCTAGCTTTTCCATCTCACTGCTTAATTGAGAGCTGTTTATTCTCTGAACAGAGCTTGTCGCCGTTTCAAGAGCAGATTGAAGCCTTCCCAACGTTGCTATGAGGGAATCTAGACCCTGCTCAGACTGACCTAAATCTACATCTATATCAATCCGCAGACCTTCACCATTGTCAGTCATCGATTCCCTCGCTTTCTTCTTTTAATCCTCTAGCGGCTAGTGCCGCAACCATCGCATCGAATACTTCTCTAGCTCTGGCTTTTTCTTTCCTACGCTTCTCTTCCTCATACTTCTTCGCCTCCACTTTATCTAGAGGATATGGCTTGTCCGTATAAGGGTGAGCCTTTGTGCCCTTCTTAGCAAAAGCGTGCAATAAGGGTGATACGCAAATCAAGGCTTCATAGATATACATACCTTGCAAGTGAAATTCCGAGTTCTTTTTCCTATTTCGGATTTTCTCTGCTTCCCTGTAATGCTTTACTAACGTGCAATCACCGTGCCAATATTGCCATTCTGTCATTCCTAGTGCCAAGTAATACGGAAAATGTTCGTAAAAGACTTCCGTCATACTTTGCGGCGTGTCCGTGGGGGAGGGTTCTTCTTCTGCTAGAAGGTCGCCTCCCACCCCACGTTTTTTTCGTCTTCCTCTGGCTCTTCAAGCATGGAAGCTAGAGGTTCGTTGTAAAGCTCAGCCAACTTGCCTATCAACTCAGTCTTGTTCACGATGTTATCGAAGATGTCATCAATAACAGTGCGTTTAGTCCATCTCTCGTTAGCCAAGAAAGCGCCAGCGAACAAGGTAGGAAGGGCTGTGATAGGTTTTTCGGTAATGTCCTCTATCCTAAAGCCGCTCCTCTCCATTTGTTCGATGGACTTCCTTGTATACTCCAAGACATACGTCTTGCCTTCGTGTGTTAGTGTGATTTGTTTTGCCATTCTTAATTAGCTCCTTTCAATATTAGCTCCTTTCAATCAGGTGTTATCCCGCTCCTTCACTTTTCAGCTTCGGTAGAGAGGACGGTGCGACTGTTACTTCAGCCTCAAGCACGTTATCAACGTCTTTACCGAGAAAACGGATTCTATGCTCGCCTGTCCACTCAAATACGCCTGCATCTCCTCCATCACCCAAAGCCAACTCATAATTCAGCTGTTTGCCTGCATCTGCCTCAACAGCGGCATAGGTTGTCTGGTTAAAATTGCAAGTGAAAGGGATTTCACCATTCTGCAAGATTCCGCTAATAAAGGTTTGAGCAGAATCTGTCATGGTTGTGGTTTCTAGCATATTAGGCGTTCCGCCCAAGTCGCCGAAACTTTTGATATCGATTACCTTGGTTAGCGAGGCTGCTGTTTCACCCCATTTTAAGGTTGTTCCTTCTGTTGACACTCCAGTTATACTCATTTTGTACTACCTCCTGTATATTCTGTGATCTTTAGAGACCACTGCTGTATATCTAGCCACCATCCTGTAGATGGTAGCGTCTTCCAAGTTCAGAATGGAATTACTCATTTCTCTAGTAAATCCCAAACTCTTAAACTCATCGTCAATAGTGGACAAGATATCCTTGCATTGACGCTTCTTGCCTACCGTATTGTTCGAGTAGACATTGACTTCGTACATGACCCTTGCGTGATTTTCCAGACTGCCAGAATCTTGCGATCTCGCATACACGGAATTGGCTCTCTCTTCGATTGTGACGGCAGGGAAGGATGCAGGCACCCTAACATACTCACCCGCCACAAAAAGGTCGCTACCGTGCTCTGAGCGCACTTTAAGAGCTATTAGGTTAAACACTTGATTCTCAATGTCTATCATTTACCACTAAGCTCCTTTTTGGCAATGCTTGCGGCATTGTCTTTCAGCCATGTCTTGGTGTTGTACATGAAAGGTCTGCTTTCCATACCTTTGGTGTTGATAAAAGCGTATAGCTCTTCGTTCCAGTACCACCAACCAGCTTCGCCGTGCTCGTTTGAATCGTGCTTCCAACCAGAAGGTAGCTCAGGGTGCTTGTAGCCGCTTTCTTTCGCTTTAATGCCTGTGCCGTATTCGACAAACTCAGCGTGAGCAGCGTCTGCGATAATAGCGCTAGAGCTTACGCCAGTAGCTTCAGCCCTAATGCTGTCAACGAGTTCACCGTACATGATGGCGTCCATTCTCTCTACTTCGGACTTGGCTTTAGCAGCGCCTTCTTCAGCTAATCTCATAGCTATGGCACCTGCTTTGATGCGAAGGGCAGCCTTTTCTTCCTCGACCGCTTTAATCGCTTTGTCCAAGCCTTCTTTAGAGAGTTTTACGGAGATCGTCTTAGCCATTGTTTACGTTCACCCTCTTAATCGCATAACTGATGCTGTTCAGCCCCTTAGCTACTCTTGTTACAACATAATCGTAAGCGTTTACCTTGCCCTTTGAATCCATAAGGCTTGTATCCACCCACAATATTGTCGTTTCGCTTATAGGACAGTCCATATCGGACGTGACCATCACCTTGTCGTACACCTCTAAGCCGCCAAACTGCATGGTAGCGTACTTGCCCTTAGCCGCTGACACGCTTATCCTGAGCTTCTCAGGAGAGGCGTATGTAGTCTCGTAATCGCCCGTAAGGTTGCCGTATTCGTCAACAACAGGCGTTTTGCCAGTGTACAGAGCGTAATGTATTAATCTTTTGTTTCGCTCAAGACTTCTCACCGCTACAACACTCCCACGTGAGGGACTATCCCTCGCATAAGGCTCTCAGGCACGTCAGCGCTTTCATATGTACGGCTAATGTCATTCTCACTGTGTGAGAGCTGCCCTTCGGCACCACGCTTGTTGTAGAGGTACGCAGCGATTTCCACCTGTTTGGGTTTGTATCTATCAGGGACCTCTACTTTTGTATCGTCATACGGAAAGGCTCGATCTAATATCTTTTGTTTAGCTAGTGACAGGAGCGTGAGTAACAACGTGTCCTCGTCTGTTCCGCTTATATCAAGCAAGCTTTTCAACTGTTCGAGTTTAGGGTCTATATCAGCCACTCACGCCACCTCCTTTACACACTCTTGCCATCTAAGACTGCTAATATTTCATCCTTTTTACGATGCCGACTAATGTCTACACCCTGTTCTTTGGCATACGCTCTTAGCGCATGATAGCTGAGATCACGGTAGTCTACCTCCGAAACCTTTTTAGTAACGGGTGGGGGGGAACTCTGCGTAGCCGATATTTTTCGAGTCCCATTGTTTGGGGGTGTTTTTATTTTGTGTCGTCTAAGCAACATTCCCATACTCTACTACCTCCTCCTACGGCTCAACTGCTTCTGCTTCAAGGGTAATAGCTAATGTTTTATCTTTTCCCTCAATGGCGACTGTTCCAGTTTTGGTGACATATCCGTTTGCGGATGCAGTATAAGAATAAACACCGTTTACAAGCTCATAAGTTCCATCATTTTCAGCATCCATAGTAGTATCTCCAACTTTAATCACAATAGTTCCCGTCCCAGCGCCAGCAGTAACGGTTGGTGTTAATGTGTAAGTCGGCTCAGTAGTTTCAATTTTAATCGCCTTAGAAGCATCATACAGATATGCTACATAATGTTTATCAATAGTCATTACAGTAGACTTATTGATGATGTCCCTGTCTGTTTCAAGCAAAGTATCTCTCTTCATGTAGATAGCCAATGCACCGGGTTTCACGATAAAGTTCGCAAACTTACCGGATGCTAGATCAAGTTTAATTTTATTGGAAACTACAACTTGACATCCCCAAATCATACCAACGACACCACTCATAAGAGCCTGTACACCCATGTCTGTTGCCGGAATCCAATTCTCGGAAGTTCTGAGCTGTGCCAACTGTTCGGGAGCGATGAGCAACACCTTATCTCCGTCCAAATCCTCACCGAATTTAACAAGGGCGTTAGCAACTTCATTCGAGGTGAGTTTTGCTGCAGCTTTATGAACCATGGGGGCGGTGATAGCGTTCAAAATAGTCACTACATCGTTATCCGTCTTACTTGCTACAGATAAACCGAGTTGATTGATTGCTTCGCCCACAGGGTCACCATATCCACTCAAGATAGATTCATCGGTAAGCTGAACACCCTTACCCGCTTTCTTGACTGTAGCGGTAACATAGGATTGCGTAAGTTCCGCAATCGGAATGTCACCACCTTCATCTACGTCAGCAGCATCTCCAATATAGGCGTAACTAGGTAGGGTGATAGTGCTACCGGGTCTACCTTGTAGTGCGTAATCGAGTTTTGCCAAGGGTGCGAATTTCATCGCATCAACCATTTTCTTTTCAATTATAGGTGCGAGAACTTCCGGGTCGATTAAACTCGCAAGTTTAGTCGCATTCAAATCTAATGCCATATTTTATTCCTCCATATTATTCTGAGAGTTGCTTAAACAACTCCGGGTCTGTTTGTTTGAGTTCTGTTCTTTCTTTCCATCCCATTTCGTCGAATTGTTCCTTAGTGATGGCTCCACCACCGCCACTGCTTCCCGCAGGAGGGGTAGGCGTGTTTTTGATGAGTTCAGCTCGTACTGCCTTTTCGGCAGCGGTCTTTTGTGTTGAAACTAGGTCAACCAACTTGGTAGCGTTGGCTTTAGTAATTTCTTCATCATCAGACACCACGAACTCTAACAATGACTCGTAATCTGATTCTGCTAAGCCCGCTGTCACGAAAATCTCTTTTGCACGCAGCTTGGACAGCTCTTGAGCATACTTCGTCTGCGTTTCAGTGGCTTTATCTAGCTCCTGTTGCAATTTTTCCGTGTCAGTCATAGAAGCGGTCTTCAACTCATTCAGCTCTTTCTTGAGCTTTGAAAGCTCAGAAGCCGTTTTGTCGAAGATGCTCTTGTCCACTTTATTGCGAGTTTCCTCTGCACTTACCAATTCTAACTCCTCGATAGCTGACAGCAACTCGCCAGCAGTCATGTCTTCCTTGTACTTGTCGCCTAGCATTTCTCTAATGTCCATTGTTTTAACTCCTTGCGCTTTATAGCCATCTCCGGCTGTTCATTTTGCGTTTTACAACCTGTTCTCTCAGGCTTGCGTGATTAACGTGTTTCTCTACACGGTTTATATGTAAAGCATTTCTGCTTATCGCCAATCCAGAAGAATCAAGCGTGCGCTGATATGTGCTATTGTCCGTTTCAACTAACATTACGGCAGGAAATGTTGACGGGGCGGCCACTTGTTCGCCAGCTACGAAAATGCCGTCAAACTCGTCGCGTAAGGCGGTCGCAACGGTGCTGAACACGGTGTTCTCAATGTCAGGTATCATGCCTAAAGACCTCCTTCGCTAATGCAGCCAATGTATCACCCCTCTTTAGTAACCTCGCCCTTTTCC